GACAACAGCGTGAAGAAGACGACTGGCGAAACATTCGCAACGAGCCATACGGCGGCGACGACTTGATGAACTACACCATGAGCAACGCCTGCTGGTGAGACCTCATATAGGTGGGGCGGGGTTGATGGAAGCATGGCAGTAGTGCGTATCAACATCCCGTCTAAGGCCACCCTACCTGACAAGTGGGACGACATTCGGGATGACTTCCCGATGCCGTCTCCACGCAAGTACCAAGCCGAAGCGCTCTCTGTAGCGTATTGGGCCATGGAGAATGACGACTTCGACAACATCGTCATCCAAGCACCAACCGGCATCGGCAAATCAGCCCTCGCCATGACGGTGCAGAACCAATTCCAGTCAGCGTACCTGTTGACCCCGAGCCTTGGCCTTATCGACCAGTACAAGGCCGACTACGGGCACAAATTGTCCGAGGTGCGTGGCAGGTCGAACTTCGACTGCTGGGTCCGAAACGGCACCGCCAAGGGCGCTCCGTGTTGGTCCAAAGCAGGCTCATGCAAGCACGCTAAGCGCAAGGAAGACGGCGGAGACCCCTGTGGGTACTACGAGCAACGATTCGAGGCTGAGGATGCACGCCTGACACTCTCTAACCCAGCGTACCTCTTCCGAGCCGTGCAGGGCTACACGAACTTCAACCAGCGTGAGTTCGCCATCATAGACGAGGCGCACGACCTTGAGGGGTTCATCCACGACCTACTGGAGGTGCGGTTGTCTGCCAAGGAATGGCAAGCCGTCTTCGGCAAGGAGCGCTTCCCGAACCACCTGACGCCACGAGACTGGAGACAGGAGATGAAGGAGCGGATTGAGGTGGCACGAGAGTCACTCAAGAAGGCCGAGGCAGACCTGAACATGGGCACCACCGAGAAGGAGGTGGAGCGGATTAGAGAGGCTGTCAGCAAGATGGAGACGGCTGTCGAAATCCTACACAAGCCGTCCAATGTCCACATCTCGTACGAGAACAACAAGTGGGGCCACTACCTCATCCTCAAGCCAATTCGGGTGCGTCAGTACGCCGCTGAAATCATCGAGGCTGTGAGCAAGAAGCGCATCATGCTCTCTGCCACCATCCTTGACATTGAGACCTTCCTCCACGGCCTTGGACTGGAGGGTCAGAAGACGCTCTACATCAACATCACCGAGTCACCGTTCCCATCTCAGAACTTCAATGTCCACTACGCTCCATGCGGCTCCATGTCATGGGGCAAGCGCAAGCACACAATACCGAGGCAGGTCAAGGCAATCGACGCCATCATGCGCCAGTTCCCTCACAAGCGTGGGGTTATTCTCCCACATAGCCATGCCATTCGCAAGGAGATTGTTCAGGGCCTCAAGGACGCTGGGCACGAGGACAGAATCCTGACTCACGACGGGAACCCCCGTGCACGCAAGGAGGTGCTCGATGAGTTCTTCACCAGTGACCGAGACGACCTCGTTCTCATCTCGACCTATGTCACGCAGGGCTTCGACTTCAAGGGCAAGTTAGCCGAGTGGCTGTGCATCCTCAAGGTGCCGTACCTGCCCACCAAGGACCCCGTTATCGCCGAGCGAATGATGCAAGATGAGCAGGCGTGGCGAGCAGTCCACGAAGACACTCCCTCGTGCCCCTACGAGCCTCCCAGCAAGTACAGTGGCGAACTGTGCGGAGCAGGCTTCACCTGTGACGCACCGTGTCAGAAATGGTACCAATTGCAGACGGCGCTGGCCATCGTGCAAGGCGCTGGCCGCGTGGTCAGGACGCCCGAAGATGTGGGCCACCTGTTCATCCTCGACGGTGGCTGGCAACGCTTCGCTCGCAACAGCGCTCACCTCATCCCATCTTGGTTCAGGAACAACATCAAGGACGCTCCACCGTGGCTCAAGCGACAATTATAGACGACACTATTATATAGGAGAGACCCATAGGACAGAATGAGTCCGATGCGGGTCACACCGCCGAGTGACGACTAAGCCCCTTGAACGCACAATACTGTCACGGTGAATACGGTTGATGATGCCGTATGTGGTTGGTAGGGGGTCGGCTCAAACAATTATATTCAACAACCTTATATAGGACCACACACTACGATAGAACAGAGGCGAACAAATGCGGATGATTGAACGCTTGCTCAGACTGGTGGTACGCTACAACCGTTGGCGGAACCTTTAAGTACATGTGGCATATAGGCGTACTATGAACATCTTCGTAGTAGACCGAGACCCGTTGTTAGCCGCCGACATGTTGTGTGACCAGCACATCGTTTCACAGTTCAAGGAGAGCATTCAGATGCTCGTGGCATCAGCACTGTTCAATGGGTGCTCACCCAGCATGATGCCGCTCACAAAGGCTGGAACCCACCACCGTGGTGGGTACAAGCACCACCCATGTACGGTGTGGGCGTCTGAGAGCCGAGCGAACTGGATGTGGCTACTGCTTCACACCGTGGGGCTATCCAAGCACATGGTTGACCGGTTCGACAACGACCATTCGATTCTGCACAAGCAGATGCGCACCCTGTGGACTCACTCTGCACGAATCCAAATGCGATTCCCTGACATTCCTCAGACCCCGTTCGCACGGGCCATGAACCAGTCCAAGGGTGAGAACCTCGACCTGATTGACCCGACACGCTACACGGTTGTCGAGGCCTATCAGGAATACTACCGCCGCGACAAGGTCGGCTTCGCCAAGTGGGAAAAGGGCGTACCTGCTCCCTACTGGTGGCAATAAATATAACCGGCATACTTATATAGGAGTGGTCCGTAGCATGGGTATGGACCTACCAACGAAGACAGACTCAGACGGCACGATTTCACTTGACCTCAAGAACACCTCAATCATCAGGAAGGTCGTGACCGCACTGGTGATATGCAACGCTCACATCGACATTGAGCAGAACGCACTGGCGCTCTCACAGGGCGTCGGACCGTATGCTCCAATCATCGAGAGCCTCCAACCGAGCCGAGTCGTTGAATAACCGCGCAGGCTTTGAACAAGCCATGGGGGAGGAGAATGAGCGCTTCCAGCGCATCGTACGGACACAGGACGACGAGTTCGTCATCACTCCACCCAAGGTGCTCCTCGACGAAGCAGAGCGCCTCGGACAGGACCCACGCAGGCCACGCACGGCTATCGCACGCTGGGCATCAAGCCACTGGGCTGAGACGAGGCGAGAGGTTGTCAGGAGAAGCGAGGGCGACATGTCACTCGACGCCGCTCCAGCCGATAAGGAACTGATGGAGCGACCACAGCACTATCCATCCGACTTCGGTCTCAGCCTCATCCCATTCCCAAATGAAGTGGGAGGTTGGGTACTGGACAAGACCGTCACGACCTGCTACACCAGCCTATCGACGCCGAGACCATTCGACCCCCACCTCCACTCATCTACGCTCCCCGACACCGTGGGGTTCGGCTATCACTATCAAGGCAATTCGCCGTTCATGGACAAGTACGACATAATCCACCGACGGGGCGGAGGACCGCGAGGCGGATTCTCGTTCACCACCGGACCAACCGAGGGGAACTATCCGCAGACCATCCTCCCGTCTCCGACCTTCAACCTCGGCGAACTCGGATTCAGCGACGGCGGGTGGAATCCCGAAGGATTGCAGTACACAAACCGACCTCGTCAGATGCGACTCAGTGGCCTCAGGAACTCGTGGCCTCACAGGGTATTTTTCGTGCGCTCGCGTCAGGTTTTCTTCAGGAACCTGTACGGGCCTATCGCCGTCGATGAGGCAACGCCTCGCGCACCCTCTGTCGTTCTGAACGGTTCCCAGTCGATTCACGGCGTGCTCAGCATCTCATCGTCTCACAAATTGAACACGCCGCAGGTGATGACCATCAAAATCTCCAGCGTAGCGGGCCGTAGAGCAGGCATAGGGGCCATCGGAGACACCGTGCAGGTGTTCACCGCACCACGACAGTGGGCGAACCCTCCACTGGTGTTCACGGGCTACATCAGCGACATAGAAGAGACTGGCAACGATGTGACTCTGACCTGCTTGGACACGCTGGGCTTCTTGACCAACGAGACCCTGCTGGAGAACCCATCCATCGTGGGCGACGCGTCGAGCGTCATCAAGTCGATTATCGCCAAGTCATCCTACTCACCCCCGCTTGGTCGCATAAGCACCCGCTCAAGGGTCGTTGTCCCGACTGGGCTGGACCTCAAAGGCAAGACCCGTCTCGCCGCCGTACAGTCCGTTCTCGGCCTCATCAACAACACGCCGCGACCCATGGTCATCTACTCTGACGAGAAGGGCTACATCCACCTCCGTGAGATGCGAGAGGTGGACGATACCACCGTGTACCCGCTGGTCGCTGGTCGACTGCCACGGACCGACCAACCTCAGGACTTCTACCCGACCTCCGTCGAGCGAGTCAGCGGCGACCTCGATGTGTTCAATGTAGTCACAGTCGTCAACGAGGATGCTGGGGTCAATGTGACGGTCCCATCTCCGACCCAAGCCGACTTCCCATCACGCCCTGTCCACAGGGTCGTGCACGAGAGCACGGTGCGGGACGACAGGCAGGCTGAGATGTTCGCTGGCTTGATGCTACAGAACATCGGGCGGACCCGTGAATCGTACACCGTAGAGGGCATCCCTGAGCGATTCGACATATTGGCTGGCGATGTGATGGAGTTCGCCACGGCGGCTGGCATAGCAGGCCGGCATAGGGTGTTCTCGGTGTCTTGGTCACTATCCCCAGCCGGCGCTATGATGACGCTGAATGTGGGGCGTCAAAGCCCCAACCTCGTCTCCACACTGCGCTTTGCCAACGAAGTATCACTTTGATGCCAAGAGGGCCATTAACTTCTCTTTTCGGTCTCCGTGGTTGACCCATACAGCGAATGTCTTTTGCATGGTGATGTTGTCATTCAACCAAATGTACGGTTGGCCGTCAGGCATGTGCTTGAGTACACAGAAATACTCGATGTACTGTGAGAGCCTCAGTCCGTAGAAGTTCATTGCTCTTAGTGTCAGGTTTCGGGTTGCGGTTTCGTTGCGCATGTTTTACCCTATGGGCCACCCCTATATAATAGTATCGGCAACCAAAACCTTTATATGGGTGATGCTCATGGGATAGAATGAGGCGACAGACCCTATAGCCAAGCGAACTTCGGTTCCCCCCACCTCTTGATATGTGCTCATGGGCGGGTCTGTCCCCTCACCCCCGATTTAATGTTGGGGGGTTTTTCCAATTTCTTCCGATGAAGGTTTGCCCAAGCGATAGGTTCTGAGCGTTTTCACCGAACAAAACCCGAAAAACCCTGCATCTTTAGAGACCCCCCGTAGGGGGGGCTCTACCACTTTCGATTCAACCTGACTTAGGGTCATATAGACACATATATAATTTATTGTGTATATGTAAATGATAGGTCACAAAAAGAAGGGAATTAACCAGCGGCCTTCATAATGGTGGGGTCTCCGTGGCTTGAGGCATGAGCCCCGAACTCACCGTCCACCAATCGACTGAATCCTCGTCAGACTTCCTGTTCCAAGCAGGCGGCGCCGAGGTTGTACTCACCTTCCTCTCTGCCACCAAGGGCCGGATGGATTTCTCCGCAGTCGTCAACGACGAACCCCACGGCAAGGTCAATGTTCTCAGCCAGCACAGCCTCGCTCGATTGGGCAAGGCGGCAGTGGATTCTGACAATCAAAAGGCCTTCGTCAAGGACATGCTCAGGGCTGGTATCATCCTCAAGGACGGCACCTATGTGGTGGCCACAGTGGCTGACAAGAAGGACGCTGAGAAGGAAGCGCTGGTGGACGAAGAGTCGACCTACGGCCTCATCGGTGAAGGTACCATCAACACCTTTCTCGGTCAGCGTCACCTGCTGGACCGCATCAACGAGATTCTCCACGAGAGCCGTGAGACACCGTTCGTCGGCGACGATGCAAACCTGCTCCTCACCTTCCTCGTGTTCCTGTCGTGCAAGACCGACAACCCACTCAACCTTGAGATGATTGGACAGTCGTCCAGTGGAAAGACCTACATGACGCTGACCGCTCGCAACGGCTTCCCGAAGTCGATGATTATGGTGCTCGCTGGTGCCTCCAAGGAGGCTCTCAAGTACGACTACGACGAGGTGGACGAGGAGGGGAACTTCATCGTCAATGTGGACGGACGGTGCATCGTTGTACTGGAGAAGGACGAGTCCTTCGCCTTCATCAAAAAGATGAAGCCAATCATGTCCGGTGACGACGACGAACTGGTGTGGAAGACTCCGGTCAAGAACGAACTGACTGGCGACATTGAGACCCGTGACTTCATCATCAGAGGACGACCTTCGTTCATCACACTGACCACTCGCAATCCCAGTGAGGCTGAGCAAATCACACGGCAATTGATTATGACTCCCGATACCACCGTGGAGAAGGTCGGCGATGTGGTGCGCAACGCACTGCTCGCCAAGGCTCGACCCGAGACCTTCCAAATCCATCCCGACCTCAAGATGCTCCAAGCATCCATGCTGTCGCTCAATCGGTACAAGGTGCGCAACATCTTCGCTCCCCTCATGGTCGACTTCTTCCCTGCTCGCAACGCTCAGCATCAGCGTGACATTGGCAAGGTCCTGTCCATCATCGACGCAGTCACCCTGCTTCATCAGCATCAGCGCCCTGTCCAAACAATCGACGGCCAAGAGTACCTCCTGTCGTCTGTAGAGGACAATGTCGTCGCTCTGCTACTCTGCGACCTCGTGCTCCGTGCGAGCCTCTCAGGGGTACCTGACGGCACATGGACGGTGTATCAGCACCTCGTGCAGATGGAAGAAGCCAAGCGCCCACTGACCGAGGACAACATCCTCCAGTGGCTGGGCATCCACGCCTTCCAAGTTAGCAAGAACGCCCTCAAGGAGCGTCACCTGCCCACGCTTGAAGACGCTGGGCTCATCGAGACCGGACGCCGTGGCGGTGGCCGTGGCGGCGGCAAGAAGTCGTGGAAAATCGTCAAGTCCCGAGCGGGTCTCATGGACGACTACGCACTCGCTCCTCTCTTCGTGGAAGCGGCGTCTCACAATCTCGAATCCATCGTGTCCGAGTTCACCGATGTGCTCGCCACCTCATCGCCACCGATAAGCCAGTTCCCACTCAAGGGAAACGACATGTCCCTGCTCCGTGGCCTCGGCTGTCCTGACAAGGAATCCTCCAAGGTTTGGCGCTCACTGTTCCTCCCATCCTACCTCCGACCATCCGGCAAGCGCACCCTTCTTTGGGACATCGTCGGCAAGGATTCTAAGCATCGAGAGTCGTTGTTCAACGGCGACGCTTGGTTCAAAGCATCCGAGGTTGCCACTCTCGCCCTGACCAAAAAGCGAACGGTCAAACAGGCTATCCGTACAGCGTCTAAGGCCGTCGCCGCAGACACCGAAGACCTATGGGAAGCAATGCTCGACGCCCAGTTAGAAGCACTGGAGGATGGGGTTTGAACCTCTTCCTTGATATAGGTGGGGGAGCACAGGACAGAATACAACCCAACAGGAAGTGAACACACATGGCAAGCAAGAAACAGACCCTACCAGCAAGCGTACAAAAGCGACTCCAACCCTTCATCGACAAGGGCGTGCAGAACGGCATCTTCAACGATGACCAACCCGTCGTCGCACTCTACCGCCGCAAGGCCAACGAGATGAAAGACACCGTGACCGAACTCGGTGGAATGAAGACCACAGCCGCACAACGCTTCGTCGCTAACTGCGTTATGACCGACCTCTCCAGCATGCTACGACAAAAATCGTTCTCCGCTCACCTCGACATTTGGTCGGTTGATGCTCGCATGACCCGAACTGGCCGAGCAATGGCCAACATCTTCGGACAAGTCGTCGTTGAAGACGGTGACTCCACCATGGACACAGCCCTCTTCAAGATGGGACTGTGGGACGAAGACGCCGCACTCGCTGACGACCTCGTCGCTGGTGCTTCGTACAGCGCCTCCATCTCATGCAAGAACCTCGACACTGAGATTCTTGACCTCCGCCCTCTCTCCGGCATGACGGTCTTCACCGAAGAAGACTACGACCACGGGGACCGAACTCAATTGCTCCGTGACACCTACGATGTGACACCGATTGCAGAACTTGAGGATGACATTTCACGCAACCGAAACGACTACCGCTTGGTCGAAGCCACCGTGTCCTACGCTGGCGTTCAACAATCCAAGACCGGCAACACATTCGGCAAGATGCTCTTGAAGGACGAATCGACCATGACCATGGAAGCGATTGAATCCGGCGAAGGGCTCATGCTCAATGCCCTGTGCAACGCTGAAATCGCCAACCGATTCGGCAAGTACAGCGAGGTGCTCGCTCTGCTCACCACCAGCATGTCCGACCAATACGGGCTCTCTGCGACCATCGAATGCGCCGTCGGCGTCATCGTCATCGCACCACCTGTTGTTGAAGCCCCAAAGGGTGGAGACGACTCTGATGACAACGCCGCATCCTACTTCAACACCGACACCAAGGTCGAGACAATCGACCTCGATGACGACAGTGAAGCCGAGGAGGAATCCGACAGTGAAGCACCAGTAGAGCCGGATAAGGCTCAAGACGCTGAGGCCACCAAGGAGCCCTCCGAGGCTCCCGCTCTGAAAGAAGGCGACGAAGGCTGGACAGCCGAAGGCGACGACGAAGAGTGGGACGACGACTGGGACTGAGTCTCACACACCCTCCATGGGGAGGCGGTTGCTTCCATTGGCCGTCACCTACCCTGCCGCGTTTTGTTGCTTTTCGCGGCGGGGTCTCCCCACCTTTTCATGGGATGACGGGGCTTCGGGGTTTCGCCCCGTCGTCCCTCCCAACCAGAACCTTTAATAGTGAGAACACTATAGGATGATTCAAACCGGAGACCCTTCGATTCAAACCGAAATGTCCGAGGAATCCCCACTATGAAGAGATGAACAATATGAACTACATCAATAACAACCCCAATTGGAAGCCTGACTACCGACAAGCCTGTGGCATAATCACCACATACAGAGGTGAGAAGCCGATGATTCTCGTTGTCCGACGCTCTGCTCTTGAAGACACATGCCAAGGCCTGTGGGAAGTCGCTGGTGGCAAGGTTGACGAAGGCGAGACCATTTACTGGACAGCCCGTACAGAACTCCTTGAGGAGACTGGTCTTGACCGCTCTCCGAACTACATGGCCACCGACTACGACTGCAAGAAGAAGAAGGCATACCACCTCTTTGTAGACGCACATGCAATCGAACCCGAGGTCACTTTGTCCTTTGAGCACGACGCCTACAAGTGGATAAGTCTCGGTGAACTTCGCCAATGGGTGCAAGACGACCCTGAAACCATCAGCCACCACCTCGCTCATTGGGTCGAGCACTGTATCGCCACCGATACCCTACACGAAAACATCACCTACACGACCATGGTGGACGGAGTTCCCTTCCGCACTTGGAGTCCGGCATCTCTGTTCTTCTGAACCCTTCATATAGGTGGGGATGCAAGTTCAGTGCATGGCACGCAACGCTAAGAAAAAAGCCGAAGGGTACGCCGCTCTAATCGCATCATGCGACACTGGCGACACGATGATTAAGAACAGACCCCGTCACATCAAATTGCAGGGGTTCAGCGGAGCAGGCAAGTCCACATGGGGCCTGACCTTCTTCGCTCACGAAGCCAAGGACAAAGACCCAGCGTCGGTCCTGATGTGCATCATCGACTGTGACCTTGAAGGCCAAGCCGACCTCGTCGCTCGTGACGATATTGTCCCACCCGCTCTCCGCCCTCGCATCCTACGCAAGGTGTGTCGGACGCCGGACGAAGTGAACGACATATCCATGGCGTTCATCGACCTCATGCGACAGCACCAAGAGGAGTACCCTGACGGCACACGAGTCATGGTCATGGAGAACGAAGGGGCCTACTACCTCTCGTGCCGTGAGCACTACTCAGTGAGCGTCCACGGCAAGACCGAGGGTGAACTACTGCTCTCCCGCCAGCAAGAGGCTCTGAGCCAAGGCAAGAAGACCCTGCCAGCGTACGCAGAAGGTCAAATGCACGCCTACAAGGTCATCAACAAATTGTTCTACAGCCCGTACGAGCGGCTCAAGATTGGTGGCGAATTGTATCGCTATCACTTCCTCAGCACGGTGCTTCTCAAGACCAAGACCGAGAACTACGGCACACCCAACGAGAACCGTGTGGTGCTCGCCGCAGGTCGTCCTGACATGACCGACCCCCTATTCGACTGGATAGTCGAGATGACCCAGCAACAGCGAACGGTTAAGGGGGAAGTCGAGAGCCGACACTTTGCCCACATCAAGAAATCGCGGGCCTGCAAACCCTTCCGGTTGGAGAATCCGACCCAAGAGCGGTTTTGGAAAGCGGTTGAGAAGTCGGCGCAGTGAGGCGTTTTGAATGAATGTACCGTACATCTCAGCATCGAGGCTCAAGACTGCACAGGAGTGTTCACTCAAGTACCACTTCCACTACGAGGAGCCAAACGCTGACGCTGTCGCCCTCAAGCAAATCGGCAACCACCGTGACAACAGCCAAGCAGGCCGTCTCGGGAACAATGTCCACGATGCCCTTGAGGAGTGGCGTAGACCTGACGCTGATGGCAACACACCCAAGCCCTCATTTGGTCGCCTGATGACCCTCTACAAGGAGGTTAGCGCTGGTCGTGAGGTGGACTTCGACATGTACGAAGACGGCAAGCGGATGCTCAAGCGCTGGTTTGACCGACGGGGTCGTGAACCAGTCCGTGTTCAATCAGTCGAGCGCATGTTCGGCTCCTTCGACCCAACGGTGGGGCCTCACATCCTCCAGCGCACCGGCACACCCGTGCTGGGGTTCATCGACCTTATCATCGAGCATAAGGACGGGACCATCGAACTCATCGACTACAAGACGCAACGCATGGACATAACACAGGCTGAGGCCGACAACAATGTCCAAGCCGCCATCTATCTCTGCGTCGCTCGTGAGTGGTGGCCTGACCGGCCACTCCAGTTCACCTTCGACCTACAGCGTCACGGCACCGTGACCACCGTGTGGACCGACGAGCGCCTTGAGACCTTCAAGGACTGGCTACACGGCCAATACCAGTCCATTCTCGCCGTTGATGGCTCTGACACCATGAAGGTACCAGCGACCATCGGCAAGGGCTGTCAGTGGTGTTCCTACACCGACCTATGCCCACAGGCGCAGAACCTCATGCAGAACGGCGCATGGGACATGCTGACTCCAACGCTCGGCGGCGACTTGAACGACCTGCTCAACGAACTGGCGACCATCAAGGCCAGCACATCCATGCTGACCAAGCGCAAGAAGGCTATCGACGAGCATATCAAGAACGAGGTGTTTGACCGCACTATGAAGGTCGAGGACTGCAAAGCCGAGACCGAGAACTGGTCAGTCGAATGGCGAGAGCAGACTCGACGCTCGTACATTCCAACCGAGGTGCAACGCCTCATCCCCTCAACCGTGTTCGGAACCATCGTGTCGCTGTCCAACAGCGCCGTGGACCGTGTGCTCCCTATTCTCCCCGATGATGTAGCGGACGCTGTCAAGCGCACGCAGATAAGCAAACCCCAACGAATGCTGATAATCAAGGCTAAGGAGAGCGGTGATGACAACCAAGAAGACTGACGAAGTGCCATCGAGCAAGTACGGCACCCGCAAGAAGGGGCGCCTTGGGAAGTCCGATGGACGCAATGTCAAGCGTCTTTGGAAGGCAATGTTGGAGGCTGGGGCACAGTTCCCTGACGGAACTCCAATCGCCACAGGTGAGATACTCACGCTCGATAACCAGCCGTTTGAGATGAATCGGCTCAGCAACCACCTCGCCAAGAAACCTCACCTCTTTTTCAACGCTGGCTCAGTCAGAATCGCATCACTGGATGGCCGAACCAAGTACCCTCAGAAGGTTTGGCTCGCCTATCCTGACGCATACGATGAAGTGTGATTCTCCGAAACCTTTAATAGGGGGAACCCTATAGGACTAAACATGGCGAGCCACATGACCCCCCTGAAAATCATCAACCGAATCCTCTGCAAATTGCACTACGAGTCCGAAGAGTGGGCTGAGGCATACGGTGCCGCTGGTGAAGAGATGGGCGAGAAGCGAATCCAAGAGATGGAAGCATGCAACGAGGACATTCAGTTCTACCTCGCTGAGTTCGCCCGCATGACTGGTCGAGAATGGAACCACCATGACTGGATGGAAGCAGAGCGCGAAATCACCCACCTCCGAAACCGTGCGAACTGGGAAGACCCATGCGCTGAGTCGATGCAAGAAGCAATGAGCGAGAACGCGGCGATGACCGGACCGACTGGATGGTCCAACGCACGAGGGAGCAACCGAGGACCACGGAACTGGATTTGAGTTCAAATAGGTGGGGGCACCCTCTGAGGGTATGCTCACCCCGAACTCAAAGGTGTCCCGCACGGCCAACATACAGGTCAACAGCGGGTCGCTGGCGAGGTTCCTGAGCCGAGTCACCACCGACACTCCAGCAGTCCCTCTGCGCCTCCTCTTCACCAATGACGGCGTATCGTGCTGGACCATGAACGCTGGCAAGACCTTGATGGTCATGCTGGACAACGAGCCACTCGATGACTACAAGGTCAAGGAGCCGTGCGTGCTCGTCTGCAACCCCAAGGAACTTGGGGACATGGTTAGGTCCAAGGGCAAGGGCGAAGTCGTCCGCATCAAGACTGCGGCTGGTGAACCCATCGTGGTGAGCACCAAGGGTCGTGGTGGCGTCGAGGTGATGCCGGCAGACGAGGACGACTGCATGACCATCCCTGACCGCAACACCCTCCCTATCTCTGACGGCAAGCGCCTGTTCCCCATGTTCGACAACGAGCCTGCGACGAGCGAGGCCCTGTTGACCAATCACGAACTGCGCAAGGCTCTGAGCGAGATGGTCACGGCCAACGCCCCGTATGTCGTCTTGACACTGGGCCCCAAGCCGGAGGCTCGCAGTGGCCACTGGAACGGCAAGACCAACCGCTCGTGGACGCCGCTCACAGCGACGGTCAGCGGACCCGAGTTCACGGTCTCATTCACCGATTCCCTAAAAACGCTCATAGGTGTGCTTAGAAGCGAAGAAACACCTCTCAAGGTCTCCAAGCACCACAAGGGTCAGTTCGTCGTCGTAGAGACGCTCTCAGCGCCCTTTATCACCATAGTCGCCACCGAGGCAATCAAGGAAGTATGAAACATGGACGAAACACAGAGATTTATCGACACAGCCCACGAAGCCCTAAGCATGAACCAAGACGACGAGACGATGCTGAGACTGCTCGCCACGGTTGACCTCCTGTCAGCGGCGCTGGGCATCACGGAAGAGATGGTCACACTGGCTTATGCCAACCGATTGAAGACCGAGATTTCCAACACAATATCCCACCTCACGGACATTGCTGGCACAGAGTAGGTTAAGAACCACCTCGCCAACCTATCGGGTATGGCAGTACACCAATTCACCGGAGTCACAGCAAAAATCACCGTCAGCACGAGCCTCGTTGGCTTCGTCTCAGGCGACTTCACCTTGGCGGTTGCCACGGGCAAGTACAACCAATTGAACTCCAAGTACAGCACAGGTCACACACGAGGCCTACGCTCAGTCTCAGGTACCTTGAAGAAGGCATGGGGAGTCGACGACAGCACTCTCTACGGCTACTTCGACACTGACTCTGAGTTCGACATCACATTCGATAACGACGGCGACGGTGCCGGTGGCGCCGCTACCGGAGGTCACACATACACCCTCAGCGGCTGTGTCCTAACGGACCTTGCTGTCGAGGGTATCGAGGCAGGCTCGGACGGAGCGTTGATGATTAACGCGTCGTTTGAAGGCTTGACTTGGGCTCGTGTCTGAATCGTTATCGCTACCCCCTTGAGGAGGCACACACATGACTTGGCTGGACAACGCAATAGAGAAAGCAGGCGCACCTATCATCGTAGATGTATCACACATCGACCTTGGTGTAGACGCCGTAGAAGCAATACCACTGAGCGCCAACGAGTACCAAGTGCTCAAGCAACATCCTGAGATGCGAGCGCTTGAAGGCGACGACAGGGTCGAGCGACTCGGTCTCCTCATGGTCTGCGAGATGATGGCTAAGGCTGACCCGAGTATCTCGTGGTCCAAGATGAAGCACCTCCCACTCCACATCCTCGGTGAACTATCCGTTGCGATAACCGAGGCGCTCGGCAACCCTGTCGGTGAGACAGGCGCGCTGGGGGAATGAAAGCCCTCGCTGAAACAGACGAGGGTCAATTCATCTTCTCAATACTCGGCCACCTCGGCATGAGTCTCAACGAATGGCGGTCTATGGACCCCCGTGACAAGGTATTCTACATGCACAGCATGTCAGAAAAGAACCGTAGAGTCAATAACCAGCAAGAGGCTGAGATGGCTAAGGCACGGTCAAGGAGGGGGTGAGTAGATGGCATTGACGACTGATACCCGACTCCAAATTTCCCTTGATGCCAACACAAGAAAGTTCCGCCGGCAGATGGGAATGGCATCCCAGTCCATGTACGCCGCTGGTGGCGCCATGTCCCGATTGGGTACGATAGCCCGAGGTGTGTTGCATCCCGTCACACTGGCCATGACAGCCGCCGCCCTCTCTGCCAAAATGATGGGCGAGACGATAATGAAGGCGTCGAAATTGTATGTCGAATTCAACGACACACTGGCTCGCACTGGTGCGATTCTCGGCGAGTCATCGACTGGCATGGAGAAGTTAGAAGGCAAGATTCGTGAGGTCGGTAGGACAACCCGATTCACCGCGTCTGAGGTCGGAGAGGCCGCCAACAAATTGGCTATTGCAGGCGTCACCGCTGACGAGATGATTAGCGACGGAGCGCTGGAGAACCTCGTCAAGTTCGCAATCGCTGGTGGCGTGGACATTGAGACTGCGACCAACATAGGTATCGCCGGCGTTAAGGCGTTCGGGATGGAGATGACTGAACTGGGCCATGTCTCCGATGTACTGACCCGAACCTTCACCCGTTCAAATGTGGACATTGTCTCGCTCGGTGAGGGTATGAAGTTCGCCGCACCAGTCGCTCACAGCGCTGGTGTCGCCATCGAAGAGACTGCCGCCGCTATCGGTGCTCTCGGCAATGCGGGCCTTCGTGGCACCGTTGCTGGTACCGGTCTTCGTATGTCCATCAACAAATTGCTCAAGCCCACCTTCGACGCACAGCGCGCTATGAACGACCTTGGTCTCAAGGTCCAAGTCCTGAGCCCGAAGGGAGAGCAAGCGCGTCAGACGCTATCGGCAGTGGCACGACAATTGTCCTCGACTAAATCGTCGACTGCGGCGCTGTCCAGTGAACTTAGAGGATTGAATGGCCAGTTATCGGAACTCAGCATCGAGCAGATGGAGAACACCGTGGCTATCGAGCAGATTAGAGCGCGGGCCGCCCGAGCCAATCGGGACCTGACCAGTCAGGAAGAAGCCAGCGTCGCACGGATGCAGAAGGCCAACGAGAACCTCCGACTGAGTGAGATGACGCTTGACTTGGAGCGTCAGAAGACTCAGCACAACCTCACCCAGCAGAGTGAATTGCAGTCGGAACTGAGCAAGCAGAGTTCAGAATTGACCAAGACAGTGGAACAACAGACGACGGGCCTGACGAGCCTCGGTGATGTGTTAGACCAATTGGCCGGAGCCGGTGCGACGACGACGCAGATTCTCGAAATCTTCGGTGTGCGTGGTGGTACTGCCATGGCATCTCTGCTCTCCCAGCGTGAAGCGTTCCACATGCTCGTTGAAGAGAACAACAACGCCGCTGGCGCCACTCAGACCTACATGGATTCATTGCAGGGACTGACCGACGGAATAGCCTCTGCTAAGGAGATGATGTTCATCTTCAATTCGGTCATCCAAGACGCTCTCCTTGATGTGGGCAAGCCGTTCATCGACATGCTGGTCAAATTGGCGGATGTGCTCGGGCCGATGATTTCAGATGCACTCAAGGAGAATATGCCACTGTTCATGGAATTGGCTGACTCGTTGTCGGCTTTGATGATGATGGTGGTGCCACTGGCGATTGACATGATACCTGACATGATAATGGCACTCAAGGCCATCGTCCCAATCATCGGCATCCTCGTCGTAGCGTTCAGACTCTTGATGGCCATTCTATCACCCGTTTTCCAGTTAATCTCGGGTATCGGGAACCTCATGCTCGGGCTGTTCCAAATGGTGGCCACCAAGGGTAAAAAGGGCAAAGGTCTGTTCATGACCGGTCTCAAGGACGCTCTCATCGGAGGTGCACTGACAGCACTGACCGTTGGAACTGGTGGCCTTGGAGGAGGCGTCGCAGGCTCATTGGGCAAAAGGGCCGCCGCGAGAATCGTCGACGGTAGGGGTCTCGTCGCCGCCGGCGCAACGGTTGGAATCACAGCAGGTGTTCAAGGTGGTGTAGCCATGGGAGCCAGTGCCCTTCAGAGCGGAACCGCAAGCCAAGCCAATCAAGCCGCCTTCGTGCAAGACAAGTTCGCTGACGGTGGGTTCGTTTCGACGCCTACAATAGGCCTTGTGGGCGAAGCAGGGCCCGAGGTGGTCATTCCCCTATCAAATGGAAAGGCGGGCCGTAGAGAGGCTCTCGCGGCCAAAGCAGGGCTAACTGGAAACAACCTCTCAGTCAGCATAGGCGATATTGTCATTAACGGTGGTGCCAACCTCTCGGTTAGCGAGGTGCGGACCATGATTTCAAGTGAGATGCCCCGAATCCTCAGAGCGGAGATGCTCCGTGGCGCCAAGGGGGTCATTTGATGGCATCCTTCAAGAAGGCTCCAACGCAGAAGTTCTCACGGGTCAAGAGCGACCTCGCTGAACTACAGAAGTGGTGGCCAGCGTACATCAAGGACGACGGACTGCTCGGCATAACAGTCGACCCCGTTCTGTTCAAATCGAACTTCGGAACGCAGTCCGAGGAAATCGTCGACGAGGCATCCGTCGCCGGTATCAGAGTCGAGGCTATCGAGGACGATGGGTCCGACCTCTCGGGGACAGAGCCAACCATCGTCATCTCCGGCTCCGGCACCTTCTCGCCCAAGTGCACCATCAACCATGCAGATGGCACTTCAACCGTCATCATGTTGATTGCTCCCTCGCTTGGCGTGCAGGGGTATGAGAATCAAATTGACTACGACGGCTCCGGCAACCACATCAACATCTCAGCGTGGAGTATGGGTGTGACAAGAGAAGTCGGCCCGAAGTCTACGATTGACATTAAGGAGTTCATCGAGAGCAAGGCTGGCAACGGGACCTTTCGCCACGGCCCATATCCAGTCTTTATGACCGTGCAAGAACTGGTTGAAATCATCGACACATACCGCCACATCAACCCCACAGGGCTTGCTGGCATGGAAGACTCTGACAAGAAGTCGTGGACGCCACACGGTGTCGTTAGCGGGTCACTGAGTCCGTGGGAAGAATTCATCAACGACGCTCGTGTGAGTTCGTCAAACCTGCCAGCGACCTGCAAGTACCGAGCAACGGTCTTCATGCCTATGATGCTCGATAACAATCAATTGCACATCAACCAACGATTAGGATTCGGTCAAGGTGGTGAATGGACAACCCTTGGTCACGGGAATGTGTTCGTTGACGGGGCCTACGGATTCGCTAAGAGTGGAATACATCGACCTCCAAGGGATTTGGCTAAATGGAAAACCTATATGAACTCCGGCGACCACGAGCGCAACCTGAATTGGGCGAAGAACGACACGGGCAAGGCCGTGTGGTTCAGCCAAGACTCGTCGGAAGCACCGGCTCCGCATTATCGGATGGCACAGGCACTGGCCTGCTTCCTCAAGGATGGAACCTACTCTCTGAACAACGGCGTCATCATCCCCTACTCGTACGACGCTCGTCGCACCTTGGGTGGCGTCAACACCGATACCATGTACCTACGATGGAACGGTGAAGCGGGGCACGGGGATGCCTCTACAGCAAGCAATTTGATGCGTGAGAGCCCAGCAGGCATCTACCCCCTATTCGACTTCGTACAGGGCCCTCTGACACCACGAGCACAAGGAACCAATTGGACGCACGCCGTACTGGCTGACCATACCCCCTCCACGACTACCCCGATGAGATTTGAGGTGCCACCGAACCCCACACGCAGGGAGGTGACGCAAATCGGCGTCAAGGACTGGGAAGGAACTGTAGCCCTTCCGAATCAACAAAAGGTCCACAGCAAGTGCTTGGTCATCAAGATACCGAGCGATAGCGTAACGGCTTCCTACACTGGCAACAACATTCAATCATACCTCGATTCCGACGACAGTGGACTGCCACAGGTGGGCCAAGCAATCCTCATCGAAGGTGTGACAGGAGTGTTGGGCACCGGCACCGATATGCGCAAGGGCAACGGCAAGATATGGCCGACGCGATACGACAGTCGTCGCTCACATGTGGACGGTATTCTGACAACACAGGTCATGGACTGCAACGGCTGGTGGATTTGCTCACGAGTCGTTGACACATCGGACCCTCAAGACGGAGACTATTTTGAGATTCACTGCTACCTGCACCCCGACCTACTGCCACCCACT